CTCGTGCGCGGCATCCTCAACTCGGCGCGCGGCCTCTCCGACAAAGACAATTCGCCCGAGGCGCAGAATGCCCGCCGTATCTCGGGCTTTGCGGATCTCGACGGGATCGAGTTCGTTGCCCGCATCGACATCGGTAAGGACAGCAATGGCGAAGACAAGAACGACATTCGCCAGGCGGTGACGCGCGATCACAAGGAGTATGCCGCTGCCACGGCAGGCAATGCACATGCCCCTGCCTATGCGCCCCCGCAGCTGTCCTATGCTGCTCCGGCCCAACAGTTGTTGGGCTACGTGGCACCTCATCCCCCGGCGGATCCAGCCCCGCAGCAGGCAGCTCATGCGCCCGCCGCCGGCGTGCGTCCCACCTGGGCGAAGTGAGGTCACACCATGCTGCTTCGCCCCCGTCAGAAACTCTTCGTTGAGCGCAGCCTGTCTGCGCTCGACGCCCACCGCAACACGCTTGGCGTCGCGCCGACCGCGGCCGGCAAGACCATCATGCTCTCAGCCGTTGCCGGTGAGATAGTGCGTGGCACGGATGCCAGGGCTTGCGTGCTGGCCCACCGCGATGAGCTGACCGAGCAGAACCGCACCAAGTTCGGCCGCGTCAATCCTGAGGTCACCACCTCGGTCGTCGATGCATGCACGAAGTCGTGGGGCGGTCAGGTGACATTCGCGATGGCGCCGACGCTGTCACGCGCCTCGAACCTTGCCGACATGCCGGCGCTCGATCTCCTCATCATTGATGAGGCGCATCACGCGGTGGCTGACAGCTACCGGCGCATCATTGATCACGCCTTGCAGCGCAACCCGTCTGCCAAGATCTTCGGCGTCACCGCCACGCCCAATCGTGGCGACAAAAAGGGGCTGCGCGAGGTCTTCGACAATGTCGCCGACCAGATCCGCATCGCCGAGTTGATCGCGTCCGGTCACCTCGTGCCCCCCCGCACCTTCGTCATTGATGTGGGCGTGCAGGATGCATTGAAAACAGTGCGCCGCGTCGCCGCTGACTTCGACATGGGCGAAGTTGACGCCATCATGAACAAGTCGCCGGTCACGGATGCCGTGATCGCTCACTGGAAGGAGAAGGCCGGCAATCGTCAGACGGTGGTCTTCTGCTCGACGGTCGATCACGCTTGCAATGTCGTCGATGCATTCAAAGCAGAAGGGGTTTCGGCGGCGCTCATCCACGGTGAGATGGGGGATGCCGACCGCAAGGCCACACTCGCCGCTTATGATCGTGGCGAGATCCAGGTCATCACCAATGTGGCTGTGCTGACCGAGGGGTGGGACCACCCCCCCACCTCCTGCGTCGTGCTGCTGCGGCCGTCTTCTTACAAGTCCACCATGATGCAAATGGTGGGCCGGGGCTTGCGCACCGTGAACCCGGAAGAATACCCGGGCGTCCTCAAGACCGACTGCGTCATCCTCGATTTCGGGACGTCGAGCCTCATCCACGGTTCGCTCGAACAGGATGTCGATCTGAATGGCCGCGATGTCAGCGGCGACGCCCCCACCAAGACCTGCCCCTCCTGTGCGGCGCAAGTGCCCGCGGCTGTCATGGAATGCCCGCTTTGCGGTCATGTCTGGGAGAGCGAGCGCGAGGCCAAGGGTCCTGAGGCACTCGGCCACTTTGTGATGACCGAGATCGATCTTCTCGCGCGCTCGAGCTTCGAGTGGATCGACATCAATGGTGACGGTTCGATCCTGATGGCGAGCGGCCTTAACGCCTGGGCCGGCGTCTTTGCCGAGGGCGGCCGCTGCTACGCGGTTGGCGGTGCCAAGGACAAGCGCGCCACCTTGCTTGGTGTCGGTGAAAGCGTCGTCTGCATCGCGGCGGCTGACGATTGGCTCAACACCAATGAGTCTGACGAGGCGGCGCACAAGACCAAGGGCTGGCTGCGCCAGCAGCCGACGGACAAGCAACTCGCCTGGCTCCCGCCCGCCTGCCGCATGGACTTCAACCTCACCCGCTACAAGGCCTCGGCCATGCTGAGCCTCAAGTTCAACCACACCGCAATCCGTGCCCGTATCAACGAGGCTAAGGGCGCTCGGTTCGCGGTGGCTGCGTGATGGAGGAGCTTTATGTCGCCATCACTCACCTCTGCCGCCGCGCGGTTTACCTGCTGGCATCCGCGCTTTGCGCTCTGCGCGATCTGCCTGCAGCCGACGCGTGGCTTTGGCTGGTCCGAGCCGCAGCGCCCGGCGGCCTTGCCGCCAAAATCATCAAAACGGGCGCCCTTGCGCCCGAGCCGGCCGCGCCACTCGGTGTGGTTTTGCTCCATCACCTGTCAGGCCTTCTTCTGGCAACGGGCACGGAGGTCCTCCGCCATGGTTGATCTCACCGAGGAAGAAAAATCCGCCCTCCGGCACGCCATGCAGATGGTGGCCGAAGTGATGGAGGAGATCGGCTGGCAGACCCGGCTGATTGAGCTCTCAGAGCCCCAGGTGCTCACCCTCATCGAAGTCGCCATCGGCGGCTTTCAGGACGCGATGCGCGAGATCGCCGCGGCCAACAAGCAGCAATTCCCGGAGGTGCCATTTTGAAACTGGGTTTCAATCACACGCGCAGTTTCGCGGAACTGCTCAACGATGCCATCGATACGGCGCTGACCGGTGAAAACGCAATGCGCCCGCGGCGCGACTATCTCGGCGGCTCGCGGGTGGGTCACGCCTGCGAACGCGCCCTGCAGTTTGAATTTGCAGGCGCACCGAAGGACGACGGCGCGGATTTCCCCGGCCGAACCCTGCGCATCTTCGCCATCGGTCACGCACTCGAGGATCTTGCAATTCAGTGGCTGCGCGCCGCGGGCGTTGATCTCTACACCCGCAAGGGCAATCGCACCGATGGTGAGCAGTTCGGCTTTTCGGTCGCGGACGGCCGCATTCGTGGCCATGTCGACGGCATCATTGCTGCCTCCTCCGGGTCCATTTCACTCGGTGTGCCTGCCCTCTGGGAATGCAAGACCATGAACGCCAAGAACTGGCGGGCCTGCGTCAAGGACGGGGTGGTCGTCTCTAAGCCCGTCTATGCCGCCCAGATAGCACTCTACCAAGCCTACATGGATGCCGCGGTTCCGGGCCTTGCGTCGAACCCGGCGCTCTTCACCGCCATCAACAAGGACACGGCGGAGCTGCATCACGAGTTGGTACCGTTCAACGCCGAGTTGGCACAGCAAATGAGCGACCGTGCCGTGCGCATCCTCAGCGCCACTGACGCAGGCGAATTGCTGCCGCGCATTGCGCGCGACCGCGACCACTTCGAGTGCCGGATGTGCGCTTACGCCAATCGCTGCTGGAGTTTTGCCCAATGAGTGATGAGCGTGACGACAAGTCCACAGGAGAGGTGATCCACTTCAATCCGTGGCGTGATTTCAACGATGCGGCTCCACAGGAGGATCCGTTCGGCATTGAGCCCGATGCGGACCAGCTGGCGACGTTTCTGGATGTGGTCTTCGGTTATTGCGAAGGCCTGATCCCTGTGCGCGGCTTCGTCGATAAAGGGCAGGGCCGGGACGGTAAGCCCAACAACATTTGGATCGAGGCGGACAACTCGGCCTTCGACAAACTGAAAACCTTTGCCACCTGGGCATGGCGTGAGGGTGCAGCCCTCTATGTCATCCCCGGCACGGTGGCTGCACAGGGTCAGGCGCGCGCCCATGAGGTCCTGCAGATGCAAGCGATCATCGTGGACCTTGATGCAGGTGACATTCCGGCCAAGCTCGCACACCTGGTGCGCCATCTCGGCACGCCCACGCTCATAGTTGAGAGCGGCGGCCGTACGCCCGAGGGCGCCACTAAGCTCCATGTGTGGTGGAAACTGACCGAGGCTGTCACCGGCGGGGATCTAGCGACCCTTTGTCGCCTGCGTGGCGACATTGCCATGAGGGTGGGCGGGGACACCCATTTCCGCTCAGCCCACCAGCCGATCCGGGTGGCAGGCTCGGTCTACCACAAGGGTGGGTTCCAGCGCCTTGTGCAAATCCGCGACCATCGTCCGGTTGAGGTGGAGCTTGCGGAGTTCGCGGAACTCGTTGCCGCGATGCCGGCACTGTCAGGCGTCGGAGCCGATCTCGCTCCCGAGGCCGGCGCCAAACCGTCACTTGAAGCCATTCTCACCACCCCGGTGCATGAAGGTGGCACGGACCAGTGGACCCGGTTTGAAGGCGCGAGCGCTGCGATCGGTCACTATGTCCGGCTGGTCCACGACGGCAAGATGACGCCTAATGACGGCTGGGAAGCGATCTGCCAGTACAACGCCGCTATGTTACGGCCTGCCTGGCCGCCGGAGCGCCTGCAGCAGGAGGCCGACCGCCTCTGGGCGCTGCACGTCAGAAAGAATGGACCGGCACTGTTGCGTGCCGAGGATAACGCTTCCTCTGCCGCTGCTGCGATCCCGGTGTTTTCACTCGGGGAGTTGCTTGATGACCGTTCGCCCATGCCGGAGGACATCATCGCCCCGCGGGTCCTCACGCCGGGTGGTCTCCTGGTACTCGGTGGCGCACCTAAGGTCGGCAAGAGCGATTTCCTAATCAGTCTGCTCGCCCACATGGCGGCTGGTGTGCCATTCCTCGGATTCACGCCGCCGCGCGCTTTGCGGGTGTTCTACCTCCAGGCGGAAATCCAGTACCACTATCTGCGCGAGCGCATGCAGCAGATCCGCCTTGATTTGGCGGTTATTCGGGGCGCGCGCGACCGGTTGGTCGCCACCCCGAAGCTGCGCATGATCCTCGATGACAAGGGCTTGGCACTCGTTGCCGACAGTGTGCGTCAGCGCTTTCCAGATGAGGCACCCGACATCATCTGCCTCGATCCGATCCGCAACCTCTTCGATGGTGGAAAGGACGGTGGCGGTGAGAACGACAACGCCGCGATGATGTTTTTTCTCACTGAACGGGTGGAGCGGCTGCGTGAGGCCGTCGCTCCTGATTGTGGCGTCATCCTCGCCCACCACACCAAGAAGATGAACCGCAAGGCGGTGGGCGAGGATCCGTTCCAGGCGCTCTCCGGTGCCAGTGCGCTGCGTGGCTTTTACACCTCTGGCCTTCTGATGCATCGCCCCGATGAGGAGAGCAGTCTGCGCCGCCTCGAGATTGAGCTGCGCAACGGCCCATCGCTGCCGACCAAGGTGATCGATAAGGAGAACGGCCGCTGGGTCGAAATCAATCCGATGAACGAGCGCCTCGTTCGAAAGGAGCTCGGCGCAAAGCTCGATGCCGAGCGGTTGCGCAAGCACGACGTGATCCTTGGTATTTTGCTGGATGAGGCTGCAGGCAGCCGTCTTTACACGACAATGCAGTTTGCCGAAGCCTTCGAAAACCTGGGCGGTCTTGGCAGCAAGCACACGATCCGAGACCGGCTGAGCGTCCTCGGGACGAAGGGCTTCGTGAAGTTCGTACGTGATGCCACCGCTTTCGGCTTCCCGGTGACCCGCTCTCATTCCGGCTATCTCTGTGTGGAGGGAATGACCTTCGGGCCGCCCGAAGAGGCGACGGACAGCGCCACCGGCGAGGTCACATCGACGCTGCGCCGGGTCCTTCCCAGCCACTACAAGTGCCCCCAGTCCGGGTCATATCTCGCGGTCGAAAACCCCGAGGTCTGGGTCTACCCGGAGGGGTCAGAAGATGAGCTCACTCATATGAGTGAGGCGTGAACTCATATGAGTGCGCCAATCATGTTTTCAACAAAATCAATGGCTTATGGCCAAAATATGAGTGAGGTGCCGCACTCATATCTGCACTCATCCGCACTCATATTTTCTGATGTAAATCAGC